TCTGCTTTAACACTCGAAGAATTAAAGAATGAATATATCAATAATCCGGCTTTTGCACCGTTGATTGTTGGTAGCAAAGCGGCCGGAGGCGGGGCTAACGGTGGCAATCAAAACGGCGGGGCCGGTACAGCAAACCCTTTCCAAAAGGGAGAGCATTTTAACTTAACAAAGCAAGCGGAAATCCTAAGAGATAACCCCGCTAAAGCTGAACAACTAAAAGCATTAGCCAATCAATAGAGGACATAACTAATGGCAAAAACACAAATTGCAGACGTTGTCGTACCGGGCGTCTTTAATCCGTACGTGGTCGAAAAAACAGCGGAATTAGCCGCGTTTTACATGGGTGGCATTGTATCTACCAATGATGAATTAAATCGCTTAGCGCAAGCAGGCGGTAAGCTGATTAATATGCCGTTTTGGTCTGACTTAACAGGTGATGATGAAGTATTAAGTGATTCAGGCGCATTGACACCGGCTAAAATCCAAGCAAACCAAGACGTAGCGGCATTATTGATGCGTGGTAAAGCGTGGATGGTGAATGACTTAGCGAAAGCGTTATCGGGTGCAGATCCAATGATGGCGGTTGGCGACCTAGTGGCTGAATATTGGGCGCGCCGTTATCAAGCAGTTGGCCTAGCCTCACTAAAAGGCGCGTTTGCAGATAACGTAGCAAATGATTCGGGTGACATGACAGTGAATGTGGCTGGCGCTACAAACGCTGATGTAACAAGTGACACTGTATTTAATGGCGATATTTTCATTGATGCTCAAGCTACATTTGGTGATGCGTTAGGCAGTATCACAGGCATTGGTATGCACTCGACTGTGTATAGCAATCTTAAAAAGCTTGATTCAATCTCGTTTGAGAAAGAGTCAATGGGTGACGCGGAAATTGAAACCTATCGCGGAATGCGTTTAATTATTGATGACAGCGCACCTTATACAGCGGCAGCGGGTTCGGCCTCTGGTGATGCGGCGCGTCAATTTACGACCTACTTATTTGGCGCTGGTGCGCTTGGTATGGGTCAAGGTCAAGCGCCTGTTCCGTCTGAAACAGACCGTGACTCATTGTCAGGTGATGATTTGTTAATCACTCGCTCGCACTTCTTAATGCACCCACGAGGCATTAAATTTACTAGCTCGTCTGTTGCAGGTTCTTCACCTACAAACGCTGAGCTTGGTGCAGCGGCTAACTGGGATCGCGTTTACGAGCGTAAGAATGTTCGTTTAGCGCAGGTTATTACTAACGGCTAATAATTGAGGGGCGAAAGCCCCTCTTTTAACTAAAGGGTGTATTATGAGTGCTACAGGTTTTCAACGTATGCGCAGAGCAGAAAAAGCAAAAAAATACAAAGCGTTAGACATTAAATCAGTAAAAGCTGAGCTTAAAAAGGCGGGTGTTGAGTTTGATCCTAAAGCTGGTTTAGAGGAATTAGTGGCTCTGTGCGTGGAGAGGCTTTAAATGAAAAGTAACAATACAAGCAGGCAAATTATCCAAGCCCCCGAGATTAGGGCGGGTTTATATCAAGGCGTACCAGACAATCTAGCGGTTACTGGTAAAGGTTATGATGTCATTATTATCTCGACTAGTGGTGATGTGACATTTACGTTTAAAAGCGGTGGCACAAAAACAATTAACCTACCTGTTGGCGGTTTTAGTTTGTCTGATGACATTACGCATATAGACTCTGCATTAACGGTGATTTTAAGCTAATGACTATCATTGTTGAAAGTGGCGCAGGCGATAACGCAGCAGCGAACAGTTACGGCGATGTTGACTCTTTGCGTGAGTACGCCACATTAAGAGGTGAGGATTTAGCCGCACTTTCTGATGCTGAATGTGAACCACTTTTAATTAAGGCGATGGACTATATCGAGGCAAAACGCGATAGGTTTAAAGGTGACAAGACAAATGCGTCACAACCTCTGCAATGGCCTAGAAGTGATGTATGGGTTGATGACTCATTATTAAGTGGTGATTCAATCCCTAGAGAGCTTGAGTACGCTCAATATGCGTTAGCGCTAATTGCTAAAGACCACGACTTACAACCAAACATATTACCCGATCAACAAGGCGCAATTATTCGAGAGCGCGTTGAGGGTGTTGTTGAGGTTGAATACAGTCAAAACAATCAAGCGAGCTTTGTACCTGCTTTTGCAAAGCCAGAAGCGTTATTAAAACCGCTTTATAAAAATGAAGGCTTACGCCTCATCCGATAATGACAATCTACGATAGAGCAAAAGACAACACGCTTAAATTATTAAGCGAGTACGGGCAGGCATTGACGCTTGTTAAACCTGTTGTTGATAGTTTTGATCCGGTAGAAGGTCAAACAGTTGAGTCAGAACCAGAAACCTTAACAATTAATGGTGTTGTTAAAAACTATTCAGATGGCGTTATTGACGGCTCGACAATATTAAAAAATGATAAACAACTAATCATTCCAGCGGTAAGTGGCGGTGTTGGTTTATATGAAAAAGTAATCATTGGTGGTGAAGAATATACGATTATCCCGCCTGTTAAGACGGCTAACCCGGCTGGTGTAGCAATCAGTCATACATTGCAGCTTAGAA